TTAGGCTTGACCCTTTTGTCTGAATTATTTTCCATAGGTTAAACTAATACACAAGCCCCTCCAGCACATGCTAACTCACCACTCAAATCAGTATTGTCGTCTGACTCAACTATTTTAGATAAATCAACATCCTTTAAAGTTGCCATAAGTTCTTCATACTTTTCTTTTGTACAATCTTCGAAAGGTGCTTGAATGTATGTTCCACCGTCATAAGGTAGAACTGAAAGTCCGTTATAATATTCTTTGTTTTCCCACATCCACTCTCCAACTGCCGGCCATTCGTGTTCACGAATTGAAATAGTTGCGGATACGTTGTGAGCGTTTGAACCACTTCTGTGACCTGGTTTAATCCACTCCTGTTGTACTTTTTTAACTCTCTCAAGGAGTTGAATTGGTGATTCGTTTCTTAAAATTGAACCTTCAGGTGATTTTTGTGGTATGCCGATTACAGCCGTATCATGTGGTCTGAAGTATTCATCTTCAACAAGTTCAGGGTGGTTATCTTTTAAGTAAGTGTAAATAGATTCGTTTTTACCTACTCTCACTCTTCTGATATAGTAATCGTTGTGCCATGCGTGAATTCCTGATGAAGTTCCAAGAGTCAATGAAGTTGTTCCTGCTGGTTTTACTGTTGTTGTTCTTGCCGCTGGATTGATACCAATCAAATCAGCAACTCTTTTGTTTTCTTCTTTAACAACTTTTCCCGCAGCCTTCATATTAAGTCCCAAAACTGCTCCCGAACCAATTCCTGTCATTGAAATTCCAATCAAAGCATCTTTCTCTGTAGTTCTTTGCCAAATAGGTCTTAAGTAATGGAAATCTGTATAACCTGCTTGAAGTGTTCCAATGAAGGTTGCAGCTTTAACTCTATCTTCATAATCTTCTTGAGAAACAACATTTGATACGTTTACCTCTGTAAGGTTACAGAATTGAAATGGACGAAGTGCAATTTCACAACAAGGGTTTGTACCCCAATCTTTATCGTTACTTAAATAAATTCCAGGTTCACCAGCACCGCTAGCTTCGATTCTTTTCCAAAGGTCCATGAAATAGTCCTTTGTGATTTTGTGTCTCATAAGAACAGCAGAGTTGTTAGCTCTTCCTCTTTGTGGATTGTGCTCCCACCAAGAACCACTTTTACAACCAATCATTTCTTCATCTGTTGCTGAGAACAGAGAAATAAGGGCCGCTCTTCTTATACCACCAGCAAGTACCGCGTCAGCAATATGACAAACCATATCGTGAACTTCGATTGGTCTTAACTTGTCACCATCTTCTTTTGAATCCAAGATACCCTCTAATTTAATCAAACATTCTTTGAGTGGTTGAGGACCAGGAGCTTTACCCCCTGATGTAACAAGTCTTGCGCCTTTTGGTCTGATGTCGCTAAAGTCAAATTCAATGTGTGAACCTCCGAAGAAATAAGTCTTAATTAAAACCTTAACCGCATCGGCCCATCCTTCAATTGAATCTGCCACGAGCCATCTTCTTCCTCTTTCTTTACTTGGTTTTCTAATTTCAGGTAATGATTCTACGTGGTGTTTTTGAACAGAATACCCTACTCCTGTACCACCCAATAACAAGAACATAATTTCAGAAAATACTCTCCAATCATCTACAGGTGCGTAAGCACAGTTGTAAATTCTGTTTGGTGAAATTTCAATAGGTTTTCCTGCAAACTGCATTGAGCGCATTGATGGGAGAACTTGTTTTCTATACACATACATGTAGTTCTCTCTGATTTCTTTTTCTAATTGTGGAAACTTTTTGATATGCATCTCCATGTTTCTTGTGACAAGCTCTTGCCACGTCTCTCTTCTCTTCAATTCGGGAACATACTTGGCGTACTTCATATACACCGTAATCTCCGATAAAATTCTGTTTGAAATGTCCATTTTGTAATTTTTAAAGATATAACTTTTTTATCAAAAAATCGTTGATTTTTAAGATAAATATGAGGTCGGCGCCAAAGCGACCATCAAATTTTATAAAAAAAAATAAGTTTTTTTTAGAAAAAGTAGATATTTAATTACGAGTTATTTTGAGTTTGTTCCCTTTGTTTTCTTTTCTCCAATAATTCTTTAACTCTATCTCTTTTTCTTTCTTCTTGTTGCTCTTCAAAGCCCAAGAATGTAACCGAAGCTTCAGTATCTATCTCAAGTAATTCGTTGTTGAATTTACAATTTTCAAATACAACTCCGTCTTTACCCAATCTAGATTTGGTTATTGCTATTGTGGCCAAATTCAATTCTTTTTGTTGTAATGTTTTAGCTACCGTAATGATTACGTGTCCAACTTGCGCTTTCTTGATTGAACCTCCCATTTGGTCTGTAGTTACAACTTCAGAAGAAATTGAACTTCTATTACCTTGAGTTGCTGTCCATCCAACTAAATTAAGTTCATGACACATCGCTTCAAAAGCTCTCATCACCGAACCTTCTGCTTTCCATTCGTCTTTAGCGCTCTGTTCAGGTAAAACACAATCGATATAGTCCAAAAGAATCAAATCTATCTTGGTTCCATCGGCAATCATTTTTCTGACTTGGTTTTTAATTTGATTCATAGTCATTGTATCTGATGCCATTTTTTTTAGAACCAACCTATTTTTCATGGTCTCTTGAATCTCGGTAATCTTACCCATAACCTCTTCTTTATGATTCGCGAGTTCATCGGGTGGTATTCCTGTCCAAATTGTGAAGTGTTTTCTTTGTACAATCTTTGGGTTATCCTCAAAAAATATTTGAAGGACATTATACCCCATATTGAAAGCGGTGTTAGCGATTTTTGTGAGGATTGTTGTTTTACCAACACCTGTGGGTGCCAAAATAACTCCAATTTCTCCTTTCGCTAATCCGCCTTTGAGGAGTCTGTCGATTCCCGCAATCCCCATAGGAATCGGGTGTCTATAATCCTCTTCTAAAACTGTTTCAAGTCCTGTGAAGATATCCGACAAACCCTTATCACTCTGACCTACTTGTAAAGCCTCACGAACAAGTCCCTCAACTTTATCATAGGATTCGAAGTCTCCTTCAGTGATAATTTTATTTGCCTTGTCCATTGCTTTCTGTAACTCTTGTTGTTTACAGAATTTCAAAGCCTTTTCTTGTACAAATTGAGAACCTTCAAATGGTGCTTCTTTTACTTGTTTTAGTGTATCCAAAACAATTTTTGCAACAAGTTCTTGTGTAACCTCTGACCTTACAATTTGGGAAAGTATTTCAAAGTTGGGGGAGGATTCATATTTTTTGTAATACTCCTTAATCATTTGAAGAATGATTTTGAAGTACTTGTTATCAAAGTAAGAAGGTTCAATTACATCAATAATCGAAGCTGCGAAATCTTTATCTTCTATGATTTGGTTTAACAACTGAATCTGAAATGTGTTACCCAAATAATCAAAATTCTTTACCATATATTTTTGTGACTCCCCTCTCATATCTAAATAGTCATGCGCTCAAGTCAAGTTCGCAATATTTGTAATTTAATTTGGTTTTTGAAAAAATGTCAGTCAGTTCACGAAGGACCTCTTTTAGAAATGGTCGTACGTCAACTGTATAACGAACTTTGGGTGGAAACTTTTTTCCGTCAAATATTCTATGACAAAGTGTCGTGTCTCCAACCTTTACATAAATGTTGAACATTTCAGGTCCTTCTGTGAATGATGTTTCCATGATTTTAGGGTCATGAATGATTGCTTCTTTGTTGTCCAACATATAGACAACTGTTTTCATCTTGAGATAGTACTCAAGTTCTTCTTTGAGAGATTTGATGAATTCATAAAACTCGATAGAGTTTTTTGCTTGAGGGTTGTAACCTCTGACATTAAAGAATCTTTGGACAACTATGTTGTCGTTAAGAGTTAATAAAAACTCCATCTTTGTACTGTCTTGTTCTTTCATAAATTTTAATTTTTGTTTGTGTTTCGTTTTTCTTTACGTGAAAGTTTTAAAAATGGTTTGAGGAAGTTAACCCAAGCTTCATCATTCTTGGGGAGATACTTGAAAAGACCATCTTCCATCATTAGTCTCATCAAGTTTTTATAGCCTCTGTCTGTTGGGTCAA